TAGCTTCATCTACAACAACATCATTTCTCAATGAAAATTGTTTAAAGAATTTTCTAGCTGCAAGACCTTTTTCGATATATTCTTTTTCCTTGTCATCTACTTGACCAGCAACAGTTAATATACCATCTTTGTATTCAACTTTGATATTCTTTTTATTGAATCCAGCTAAACCTAGTTCAATTCCGTACTCACCTTTTCCGTATTTTACCACATTGTAAAATGGAAACGATTGTACTTTTGATAAATTCATAAACATTTCGTCAAATGAATCACCAAATAATGTGTTTGATTTATTCCAAAGATCTTTTTGGAATTTGTTAATTATATCTAAACCTGTCATATTAACCTCCTTGTTATAAGCAAAGTTTATGGGCCAACCCTATTGTTGCACCGCAAACATTATATAATAACGTTAATTAGAGTTTCAAGTAGTAAATAATTTACAGTAAATTAAATATCAAATTAACAAGGAATTAAGCCACTTTTGTTGCACCACTTTACATAATTCTGTTACAGTAAATCATGTAAAGGAGTTATTATGAATAAAACAAATAAAGGCATTACAATAAATGATGATGACCAAGATTGGGGTTCATCTGGTTTAGATAACTATTTAAGCCAATCTTTAATTTCATCACCAAGTGTTTTAGATGCTAATTTATCTTTATTAGATAAAGAAGATAATACACGTTCATCTAAAGTAGATTGACATATAATATCAGTATACAAAACAGTTTTAGTTTGTCCTGATCTATGCGCTCTATCTTCAGATTGTTTTCTAACTTCAAAGTTAAATGAATTAGAAAAGTAAACTACATTGGTTGCTGCAGTCAAAGTAAGACCAAATCCACCTGTAGACGGATTACCTACAAAGAATCTACATGTATCGTCTTCTTGAAAACGTTTCATGGCTAAAGTTCTTTTAGCTGAATCTACTGCACCATAGTTAGCAACAACAGATTGTTTACCATATTTTTCTTCTAAAAATTTAATAATAGATTCGATACTATAAATGTACGTAGCCCAGATAATCATTTTACCATCTGATTCATCAATAATATCTGACAAAGCATGAAGTTTAGGATTTTTAAATTCTTTAATTACTCCATCATTTGTTTTAACAAAACCATTAGCTACTTGGTGTAGTTTAATAATTTCAGTTAATTTATTATTATAAGAAACAGTATCATCTTGAACAATAGCAATAGCTGCTTGTCTAAGACTTTCGTAAACTTTTTTCTGTTCTTCATTCATTTCAACATAACGTTTCGCATATTGTTTAGGAGGTAAATCTAAACATTCGTCTTTAGTTACACGAAAAGAAAATTTAGATAATTTTTCTTCTAGTTCTTCCATACGTACATAGTATTTAGGTATTTCAGTATAACGACCTCCACCTAAATCTAATCTATGTGTAACACAATAACGGCTTCTAAAAGTATAATAAGAAGTAAATCCTAAATGATGAGGACTTAAAAAATCACACTGCGTATATAAATCTAAGGGAGATTTAGTAACAGGAGATCCTGTAAGTATTCTTCTATATTTAGAATATTCAGCTAAATTTAATACGTTTTTTGTACGAATAGCTTTATGATTTTTAACTGTAGTGCTTTCATCAATAATAGTTAATGCTTTATGTTTTGATAAATATTCTACAGCAGCTTTATAACCACGAGGCGTAGATAAAGCTTCTACATTCATACAAAAGATAGTTAAATCTTTATTCTTTTTATAAGCTTCTTTTAAACGTTTTGGTTTGTCTATGTTCCAAGCATAAATAGAATATTCTATGTCTGGAGACATATGTTTTTTAATTTCATCAAAGGCCCAAACTGTGTAAACAGATTTAGGAGCAATGATTAAGACACCAGTAATACCTTTATGTAAGCGTAAAAGAGCAATATTATCTATCGCAACTTTTGTCTTACCCGTACCCATTTCCATAAAGAATGCATAGGAATCTTTATCCCAAGATTTTTCTAATGCAGTTTTCTGATGCTTGTAAGGTGGGGTTTTGTAGTTAAACAAGTTCAACATAATAGTTGACATATAGTTATTAATGTTTATATAGTCAAGTAATTAAATATAGGAGGCCATTTATGGACTTAGAACAACTAACAACGATAAATATAAAAACTGATAAAGTCAAAGATATTGCAGATCATTGCAATAAACTTCTATCCCAAAATAAAAAAGTTGAAGAAGCAGAATTAGCTTTACAAGAAGCTAAAGCTGAACAGACTCGATTATCTGAGGAGGTTATTCCTGCTCTGATGTCAGAAGCTGGTGTTTCTAGACTTGATTTAGAGGATGGATCTTCAGTTAAGGTTTCTCCTTATTACTATGCGAAAATCCCAGAGGAAAGAAAAGCGGATGCTTTTGAATGGCTCCGCAAAAATAATGCTGGTGATTTGGTTAAAAATAATTTAACCCTATCGTTTGGTAAAGGGGAAGATTCTGAGGCAGCAAAATTAAAAGCTGAATTAGAATCAAAAGGACTGGTCGTCGACCAAAAGGAAGATGTCCACTGGCAAACTCTTAGAGGATTTGTGAGAGATCAAATCGAAAAGGGTGTAAATATACCTTCCGATTTATTTGGATTGTATATTAGTCAGAAGACCAAAATAACAACTAACAACTAACACATAAGGAGCAAAAAATGGCAACACAAAAAGCCAACTCTTCAGCGGTAGTCGAAAAGACTACAGCTGCACCTCCATCATTAGACATCTCTTCTTTAGAGAAGTTTGCTGGTGCTGGAGCGGAAAATGTTACATCACAAGATGTATCACTTCCATTTCTTAAAATTCTCACTAGCAATTCACCTCATGTAACACAAGGTGATTCAAAGTTTATTGAGAATGCAAGACCAGGACAAGTAATTAATACTGTTCTGAATAAACTGTATAACGGTAAAGACGGATTTAAAGTCGTACCGTGTTTTTATAAATTCGAATATGTAGAATGGGCAGACAGAGGTAAAGCTGATTCGCTTGCACCTGTTAATTCTTATCCTGCAGATTCAGACATCATGACTAAAACTAAAAGAGGTGATGATAGAAAAGATAGATTGGACAATGGTAATTACATTGAGCCAACTCATTATCACTATGTTTTAATTGTAGATGAGAATGATCAACCTGCTGAAACAGCGGTCATTGTTATGAAGGCCACTCAAGCAAAGAAATCTAAGAAGTGGAATTCAATGATGTTATCTCAAAGACGAAAAGGCAAGAATGGCTTTTTCCAACCACCAACATGGTCTCAAATCTATACTTTGAAAACTGTGTTAGAAAAGAATAATTTAGGTTCTTGGTACGGTTGGGAAGTAGAACATACTAAAGACATTCCTAATGCAACTTTAATGGAAGGTGCAAAAGCTTTCTATGAAACTTGTTCTAAAGGAATGGCTAAGGTTAGTCTGTCTCAAGAGAACGAGAACACTGCGGAGGCTACACCGTTTTAATTATGGAGTCGCTAGATTTTTTTAGCGACCTATTCGGTGGATTAGACTCTGCTTACGGTACCTACGAGCTAAATGGGGCTCGTAGGTCCGATGGTAAAGCTGAAGGAAAGGCATTTACTAAGAAAGGCGCTGTAACAAAAGAATTATTCCTGAAACACCTCAAAGGTGAATTGTCTTTAGGTATTGTACCGATCATGAAAGACAATAACTGTAAGTGGGGATGTATTGATGTAGATAAATATAATTTAGATATTACATCTACAATTAAGAAAATTAGAGATAATAATATTCCTTTATTTCCATACAGATCTAAATCTGGTGGATTACATTTATTCTTACATATTGATGGAGTCATACCTGCATCGGATATGATTTCTAAATTAACAGAGATTGCTGGTGTACTTGGTTTTGGAGATTGTGAAATATTTCCTAAACAAAGAACCATTAATGTAGAATTAGGAACTATTGGTAATTGGTTAAATCTTCCTTATCACAATGCAGAGATGACCATGCGTTACGCAATAAACGATAACGGCCACTCAATACCTATTGATGCATTAGAAGCAGCAGTAAAAAAATATTTAATTAAACCAGAAGATTTTTACAAGATAGAAGCAAAATTAGAACATGCGAATGATGATATGTTTAATGAGTATCCTCCATGTGTTCAAGCATTTATGACACAATCTATGGAAGCAGGAGGTCGTAACGAAGCTTTATTTAACGTAGGTGTCTGTATGATTAAGAAGTTAGGTAAAGATGGTGCATGGGAAAATGATCTTCATGAAGTAAATAAAAATTGGGGAGAGAATGCATTACCTGCAAATGAAATTAAGAATACTATTATTAAATCTTTAAATAAAGAAAAGGAATATAATTACAAATGTAATACACCACCTGCAAAAAGATTTTGTAATCAAGACTTATGCATCAAAAGAAAATTAGGTATTGGTAAAGGTAACTATAGTTTTTCTGTAGACTCCTTTCAAAAGATAAATACCAAACCACCTAAATATATTTTAACGATAGATAAAAAACCTGTAAGACTTACAGGACAACAGTTGTGTCAGCAACAATTATTAAAAACAGAATTGTTTGATACAGATATTGTTTGGAAAACTATGGAGAAGGAACAATTTCATCTATGGTTAAATTATTTAAAATCAATTCAAACAGATGTAGAGGGATATGACTTTACCGATGATGATAAAGATGAATTTCAATATTTGTTTAAAAACTTTATTGATGACAATCAAGTTGCAGATCATATTACTCAAACACAAACTGATTATGTTTATGAAGAAAACAATTATTTATTTTTTAGAGCAGAAATATTTAAAAAGTTTTTAAAAAAAGAAGGTCAGAACTTAAAGGCATCTGAAGTTAAAGAAATGTTAATTGATAATGGTGCAGAATATATTCGTAAGCACGGTGATTATACTGCAAGATTATGGAAGATACCTAAACCTAAACTAGAGGATATTAAAGATCGAAATGTTAGATTCGACAAAAAACTCCCATCGTTTGACCCAGATAACCAATAAAACTTTTAAAATATTTGGTCCACCTGGCACAGGCAAAACTACTAGACTAATTAAAATATTAGAAAAGTGGTTACGACTTGGAGTTAAACCACACGAAATTGTTTATGTATCTTTTACCAACAAAGCAATTAACGAAGCGGTATCTAGAGTATTAAAAAAGTTTAAAGATTACAAAGAAGAAGACTTTGATAATTTTAGAACCATACATTCTTTTTGTAAAAAACATTTACGAAGTGCTCAAGTGCTGGATCCTAAAACAGATATGTTAGAGTTTCATACAACGTTTGGAACGGTTAAAGCAGATCTTACTGAAGAAGATATGAATCATAAAGTATTTAATAATTGGTGTTTAAGAGTTTATGATAAATCTAGGAATATGTTAATTCATCCTGATGAAGGATTTAGAAGAGAATCTATGAAGAGAGCTCGATTCAAACAATACAAAGACATTGTAAGAAACTACGAAGCATTTAAAAAAGATCACAGAATAGATTTTACAGATATGGTACAAAAATTTATTAAAGAAGTACCCGTTCAAAGTTATAAAGTATTTATTGTAGATGAAGCACAAGATTTAACTCCTCTTCAATGGCAATTTGTTGCGAAGGTTGCAGACAAAGCTCATAGAATTTATTTAGCAGGAGATGATGATCAAGCGATCTATGAATGGAATGGTGCAGATGTGCATACCTTTTTAAACTTTCCAGGTAGAGTGTTTATATTAAAGAAATCATATCGATTAAATAAAGATGTGCATTTATTATCAGAACAGATATTGAAATTAATTCCTATAAGACAGGAAAAAGAGTTTACATCTAACGATGTAGAGGGTCATATTGCCAGGTGGTCAAAGTTTAACGAAGTGCCTTTCGAACAGCTATCTGGCAATTGGCTTATTCTAGGTCGGGTTGGAGATTGTGTGAATGAATTAAAAGAAATGGCAAGACAAAAAGGATTATATTTTCAAGATATGCGAGGCAATAAATCTTTTAATATTAATAAATGGAATGCAATTAATTACTGGAGAAAATTAATTGATGGAGAAACTTTAGTAAGAGAAGAAGTAGGAGTGTTGTATGATTTTATACAAGAGATTGGAAGAGGTTGGCGTAAGATTGATTCGAAAAATTGGTCTACTATACATCCTAACGAACCATTAAATTTAGAAAAATTATATCAATGTGGATTAACCTCTACAGAAAAAGAATGGTGGAAAGTTTTAAATAGAAAATTTACATCTAGAGACTTGGATTATTTTGAAAATGTGTTAAGTAAAGGAATTGAACTTAATGACAAATCAAACATCATTATCGACACTATCCACGCAGTTAAAGGAGGTGAAGCAGATAATGTTCTTATTTATGAAAAAGCTAATTGGCCTTCTAATTTTTCAAATAAAAATGGTGTGGAAAAAATGGCAGAAGCTCGTGTTTGGTATACTGGAGTTACTAGAGCAAAGAAAACACTTCATTTTTTATCTACTAATCATGAGTATTATTTCCCTATTGGCAAAATATTATCTAACTATGTAAGGAGCAAACATGACAACTAAAGAAGATCTTGAACGAGTGTTTCCATCTAATAGACAAGAAGGTGGGGATCATTATAGTAAACATACAATACAGCCCTATACATTTATAACAGAAAACAATCTTTCTTTTTTTCAAGGAAACGTAATTAAATATGTAGTGAGATATAAAGATAAAAACGGAATAGAAGATTTAAAAAAAATAATACATTATTGTGAATTAGAGATTGAGCAAATGCGTAAAGGACATAACAAATAATGTCTACTAAACCTATAGAAATACATACAAATTTATTTGGTAGATTAAAAGAACATAAAGTATCTATTCATAATGCAGTAGATGTAGGTTGTTATAAAGGAGAATGGTCTAAACGATTAAAAAAAAGTTATCCGACAGTAAATTTATATTTAATTGATGCTTCTGATACATATGCAAAAGAATTAAATGAATTAGGAACTTTTATTAGTGCATATGTAGGTCAAAATGAAGAAGAAAGAGATTTTTATCATAGTGATAAAAGTGAAACAGGAGACTCTTTGTATTTAGAAAACTCTAATATTAAATTTAATTCTAAAAAAATTAAAACTAAAAAATTAATGGATATAATTCCATTTCAAAATTATGATTATATAAAAATGGATGTGCAAGGAGCAGAACTAGAAATTATAGAAGGTTCTTTACCTTTATTTACAAAAACAAAATGGGTTCAATTAGAATGTCCTGTTCATCCTAATAATAAAGGAGCTCCTAATTTTGCACAAATTATTAATTACATGGCAAATAGTGGATTTGAAACTTTTGATATTGAAAATATATTTTACAATGGTAAATTAATGTGTATAGATTTTCTTTTTAATAATATTACTTTGCCTAAAGTAACTTCATTAGAATTACAAACATTAGAATATAAAATAAATTAATGATTAATAAAGTAAATTGTTTCGGTAATGATATTTATCTTCCTGCTTGTGATCATTTTATTCAAGCATCTATTAAAGATACGGGCGGTTGGGAAAAGAAAATACATGAATGTTATTCTTCGTTCCTGACAAAAGATTCCGTTGTAATAGAAATAGGAGCTCATGTAGGAACTCATACGGTTGCTTTGGCAAAATTATGTAAGCATGTGTACACGTTTGAAATACAAAGATTTTTAAATCAATTATTAAATTTTAATGTAATTAATAATGGTTGTTATAATGTAACTACTTTTTTTGAAGGAATTCATAATTACAATGCTGTAAAACAAGTAGAGGAGCTCGAATACAATAGAGTGTTTAACACAGGAGCTCTGACTATTGAATCTTTACATAAACCATGGGGTTATCCAATTATGGTTACAAAAATAGATACAAAATTTAATTATACGTTTTTAAATAGATTAGATTTACTTAAGATTGATGCAGAGGGTGTAGAAAGAGATATTATTAAAGGTGGATTACAAATAATAAAACATTTCAAACCAAGAATATTAGTAGAGTTTGATGGTGAGCCCGATAAAAACGAAATGAAACAGTTGCTTTCAGAATATCAATGGGAAGACATTATTGATTATCATTTAGATGTTCCAAATCAAATGATGTTAGGAAGTTATATAACTAAATGACTACACAATTAACATTTACACAGACTGAAAGTGACTGGACACCGCCCACCGAATACCCAGACTTAACTAACAGATCTGTTATCGCAATTGACTTAGAAACAAGAGATCCAGATATAAAACAAAAAGGACCAGGTTGGGCTACAAAAAATGGAGAAGTGGTTGGAATTGCTGTAGCTGCAGATGGATTCAAAGGATATTTTCCTATTGCACACGAAAAGGGACCAAACTTAGATCCTGGTATGACTTTAAAATGGTTTGCAAAAATGATGGCGTCAGATGCAGACAAGATTTGTCATAATGCTTCATACGATATTGGTTGGTGTAAAGCTATGGGTATTAAAGTGAACGGAAGAATTATTGATACGATGTTAGCTGGAGCTATTATAGATGAAAACAGAAGAGGTTATTCTTTAAATGCATTATCTGCAGAATATTTAGGCGAAGTTAAAGTAGAAACAAAATTAAGAGAGAAAGCAGAAGAATGGGGTCTTGATGCAAAGCAAGATTTATGGAGATTGCCTGCAAGCTTTGTTGGAGAGTATGCGGAACAAGATGCTGAATTAACTTTAAAGTTATGGAGAAAATTTGAAACAGAAATAAGAACTCAAAACTTACAAACTATATTTGATATGGAAACTAAATTGTTACCAATCTTAATTGAAATGCGAGAGCATGGAATCAGAGTTGATTTAGAAAAAGCAGATAAAATGAAAAAAGTTTTTGTTCAAGAAGAACAGAAAAAAGTTAAAGAAATCAAAGATTTAACAGGAATTGATGTAGAAATATGGGCAGCAGTATCTTTATCGAAAGCTTTTGACGCACTTAAAATACCTTATGATCGAACAGAAAAAACAAAAGCCCCTAGCTTTACATCTAATTGGTTGTTAAATTGCACTCACCCTTTAGCTAAACTTGTAAGAGAAGCTAGGGAGATGAATAAATTTCATTCAACATTTATTGATAGTATATTTAAATATGAACATAAAGGACGAATTCACGCGGAAATTAATCAGTTACGTAGTGATAATGGGGGGACTGTTAGCGGTAGGCTTTCTATGTCAAACCCAAACCTCCAACAAGTACCAGCAAGAAACAAAGAATTTGGAAAACAAATTCGATCATTATTTTTGCCTGATGAAGGAACCAAATGGGGTTCATTCGACTACTCTCAACAAGAACCAAGACTTGTGGTGCATTATGCATCTTCAGTCGATTCAGGATTCGAAGGATCCTTTGAATTAATTAAAGCATATGAAAAAGAAGACACGGACTTTCACCAAGTGGTTGCTGATATGGCTGATATACCTCGATCGCAAGCGAAGACAATCAATCTTGGGCTCTTTTACGGAATGGGAGCAGCGAAGTTATCGCGTGAACTTGGTATTGATACGGAGTCTGCGAAAAATCTTTTAGCAGAATATAATCGTAAAGTACCTTTTGTAAAACAATTGGCTAATCGTTGTATGGCAGTTGCAGATAAAAAAGGTTGTGTGGTGACGATACGAGGAAGACATTGTCGATTTAACATGTGGGAACCAAAATCGTGGGGTGTATATACTCCAATGACATTGCAAGAGGCATCTTCTAAATACGAAATGCATCAATTGAAACGTGCAGGAACTTATAAAGCATTAAATAGATTGATACAAGGCTCAGCAGCAGATCAAACTAAACAAGCAATCATAGACTGTTACGACAACGGCCACAGGCCACTGTTACAAATTCATGATGAACTTTGTTTTAATATTACATCAGACGAAGATACAAAAACAATTCAATCAAAAATGGAACACTGTTTAGATGATGTACCCATGAAAGTCCCTTCAAAAGTAGATATTGCGATAGGTGACAACTGGGGTGATGCAAGTTAAACTATAGTAATGACAAAATTTCTTAGCCCAGACACTATTGTTGGTCAATGTCCTAATTGTAGAAGAGATACAGTGTTTGATGCTACAGAAGATGTAAATATTTATACTTGCGGACTTTGTTATAAGAAAGCAAAACAATGGAAAAATGGAAAAATACATTGGGCAGTTATTACTGACGATCAGCCTTATGTAGATTACCTTTAAGCGAAAAATATCCTTATAACAACATTCAATTTTAGGTTGTTTGTACTACTACTAACTATTTAACCAGCAAAAGCGTGTATTTCGTAATCTGTGCTATTGCCATTTGCAGTTTCAAAATCTGATCTTGCAATCAGCTCTCTAACAACATCTTTAATTTGTCGAGAGATTGTCTGCATTTCATTTGTCACTTTGCCCTCTTCCATGAACTTAGTGTTCCAAAGAGACTCAAGAGCCATTTTCTTTGCTAAAAGTGACTGAGACGTTCTTACCATTCTCTATCTCCTCTATAGTTACTAAACATAAATGTTTAAGTATACCTGCTGAATCCTTTTGAATTTTTACATTGTTAGAATTCAGCTGTTTAATGAAGTTATCAACCGCCTGCTCATCTGACTCGGCCTCAACTTTATGATCGAGGTACGCTCCGAGATGTCGAGCTTGGATACGATACGACTTCATGGGATAATTTTAACTCCTTTTTATTGAAAAATCAAGTTTTTTTGCCTTTTGTGGTTTCGATGCACCATAATTCTCCATTGGTAATTGTCAAGCCATTTCTTTCTAAAACAGCCCTAATTTCAATAGCTTTTCGTTTACCTGCATTATCACAATCACTTAAAGACTTATAGTGAACTACAGGTTCTTCCCAAAAATTCATACAAGATTCTCCCCATTGATTGTTATCCGAAAAACAAATTAAACCAAACAATGCAAAAGTTTTTAACATTTTTTACTTGACCTTTCCTTATCATAACCTATATACATGGGATATGAATAAAACTTTAACAAATAGAGAACGTCTAATCTCTAAACTAAAACCTCTCGAGAAGAAAGGTAAAGTTACAATCAATTATGACACAGGCGAAGTAACATTACTAGGAAAATCTAAAGAAGAAAATCGTGACATACTTCAACGATTTATGTATTCGGATCCTAGAACTTGTTTACAAATAATGCAACAAATGTATGGAGAAACAAATGACAATAACCAAAGCTAAAAGTGTTTGTTTTAAATTATTCGTACGAGAGATTGATGATATCTTGAGTAAGATACACAATAAAAGTGTGGATGGCGATCCCTTAACGGAAAACCACCCAGAATGGTTTAGTGCTAGAGAAAGATTAATTAGCATTAAAGTCGGTGGACCACACTTCGGCACTTTCCCCATAAACTTTCAACTTGCAAATCATTTAATTTTATCTGAACTAGCACACAGAGAAGATTATTGTAAAGAACATCATGATGCGTATGTTGAAAAGATGAGGTTAGTAAATTAATGGATAATATCGGTTTAGCTATATTTGTTTTATTCTTACTGTTATTTCCAAAACTATGTCTAGGATTACTTGCAGCAATTGCAGCATTTATTTTTGGCACAACATTTTAAGGAGAATATGAAAAAAAAATTAGAAAATGAAGATGCTATGTTTGCAAAACATCAAAGAGACTGGCAAAGACAAGTACAAAAATTTATGATTAAAGGTATACAACTTCATGAAAAAATAACTAATCAACCCATGATTTCAGGAATGCAAGAAACTTTGTTGTTTAGCATTATGTGGATTGAATTTGTAGAAGCATATAAAAATTTAAGCCCTACCACGTTAGATGAAGATGTGGATTTTCTAAAACATATGTTTGCTAAAGTCATGGAAGGAGATATTCCATTCAAACGAAGATGGCAGGATGGCGACGGATATGATGTTGGCCCTGCTGAAAATTTATACAAAAAACATACCATTAACTAAGGAGAAAAAACAATGGACATTAATAAATGGAAAAGTGTTGCTGTAAAAAAAGAAACGCACACACTTTTAACCGCACTCTGCACTATCAAAGAAAGGAATCCAGCGCGAATGATATCCAAACTGGTCAATGATTATGTAGAAATACTTGCAAAAAAGAACAAGCGATCGTTAGATGCTTATCGAAAGGAACTTCTTAAAAAAGGTTCTGATGCAATTAAGTAAAATAAAAGATATATCAAATTGTACGGTGAATATCATTGAAGATAATCAACCTGGGGTTTATTTTCTTTTTGATAAGGATAAAAAACTTATTTACATTGGAGAAAGTAAATTCCCTTTGATTCGAATACTCGATCATTATCATAAACATTATAAAATTCAGAAAGTGGGTGGTCGGCGATCTGGCTTTCAACAAAAAGGTATTGGTCCTGTATTTCATTATTTTAGAACAATGCATGTACAATCCGAAGATTATAGAATCCGACAACATTATGAAAAGCGATGGATCCGAAAATATGATCCACCTTTAAATTATAATACGAGAGCACTTGGTTATGATTTATCTTGGAAAGAAATTAATTCTTTTATTCATGTGTATGAATCTTTTTTTAAAGCACAGATGACTTGGTCTCGTTATTTAAATGATGAAGTGTGTGCGAAAAGAGAAAGTTATATTACATTGAAAGCAAGAAAAAGAAAATTACGATATAACGCAACAGGGAGGTAGCATGAAAAAGAAAGATATCGATGGATATTACTTTGATGGAAAAGATACTTGGATTCTATACAAAGTCGATAACAAAATCATTAGAAAGAAAATGAAACGTGCCTAATATAAAAGGACAAGAAATTATCTGGAAAGGTAAATCCATTATATGGAAAGAAACATTGGTAGAAAAAATTATTAAACAAAGGAGGTTACGCCATGTCATACTATTGGAAGGAGATGAAACGACGATACGAAAAGATGAGAAAGCAATTAAAGAACACATTAGAACGTATTACTTATGAGAATCGAAAAGTGTTGGAATCGGATTGGGATAATAAACAAGATGAAATTTGGACTAATGTTTGTATTCTTTTATGGGGTGTTGCTGCAATCATTATTTCGGTAACTTTATTTTAATATTTTATGACTGAATTTACGAAAGGTATATTTGTATTTTTAAAACTACAGCTACAGCATAGCTCATTGGCTCGAGCAATTATTTATACGGTAGGTCATATTTTTATTGCATCTTTATGTAATATTTTTATAACGGGTGCTGAATTACATTTAGCAACGGCCGATGCAATTATTGAGCCATTTATTAACGGAATCTGGTATTACTTACTAGATAAAACTTGGAGTAGGAGGATCTATAAATCATGAAAGAATACGAAATCTGTGACACCTGTAAAGGGAATCATTACGAGACGGACGAAAACGGGAACTACCATTTATGCGGTGGCTGTGGAGGAGTAGAGAAGGAGAAGGAACACTCGACACTGGCCACTGGAATCGATCCATATGATAAAGACTAATATGAAAAACAAAGTAAATAAAAAACATATGGAAGAAGTGTTAGAACTCCTTGCGAATCGTTTAAACAAAATAGAATATGCTCAGGTGACTTCTGCTATGTCTATGTTGTTTATTGGACACACTTTTGGCATGTCTGAAGATGGGTTTGAGTTTATTAATTTAGCTATTCAATCAAGAAAATCGGCTCATGAAAAAAGAATTTTACGAAAAAAAGAAGATGTAAGGTCTTTACAAGCTAAGATAATTAAGTTAAGAAAGAAGGATTAAAACACTATTTTTCCCTAAATGGTGAGTTAATTTGCTTTGATTTGTTGAGGAGGATTATATTTTACCCTTTGTTAGTCCTCCTCGACTTCTATTGCATTTCCCCCCAAAATCAACTAATCCTCGAATAAACATGGAGCTACATGAATTTAACAAACAAGGTGTTAAAAGTATTAGGTATGGGGTTGTCGAATGAGATGCTTAAAACAGATTTGACTCCAGAAGTGAAACTGTGGAGAGCAGTATTGACTATGGCAATTGAAGATGTGCTAAATACAAGTCAAACGCGAAACGAATCTATTGCAAAAGCACAAGCGCATGATTGGTTCGTAGAGAACTCTAATGACTTCCAGAATGTATGTTATAACGCTGGTTTAGACGCTGACTGGGTACGGGATAGGTATATTTTGGCACTGGACACTGGGATAGTTAGATTCACTCAAAAACAACATCTTTTTGTCCGATATTTCACTAAATACAATCAACTTAAGGAGGAAAAAGACCAAAATGTACGTAAAAAACTACAAAAGATTATTGAAGAACTGCGCAAAAAGCTATTTAAGAGCTAGAAATCCACAATTTAAAAAATTTTGGAAAAACCTTTACTTTAGGATTAAATACAGATATGCTAACTAGTGACTATGTGTCGAACAATCAACATGGGGAATATGATGAAATATTCCTTTAATAATAAAAACGGATACCGATTCGTTGATACCAGACCTCTTTGTGCTAACTGCAGGGAAAAGAAAGCTGACTTCATGAAAGATAATTATTTTTTCTGTGGTGAATGTGCTTTAGAAATGCATGAAAGCAAAAAAACAACAAAAGAATACCTTATTTCACAAAAATTACAAAAGACTGACCTCTAAATAGATATTTTTACCCTTTTACTACTTCACTACCTCTAAAAAAAGTCTGACATACGTGACAAAACCTCTATTTTAGACATAAGACATTGAATATATTGAATAATACTCTGTCACAAACACTCTAAATATGTGACATAGACCTGACATACCTGACATAAACTACCTTGTGGGATGAACACCTAAATGGTTTGAGAATATTAAAAAGGTTAAAAATATCTTATTGGACTAGAAAAACTTGACCGATTTAAGTATGATGTGGCAATGCCTAAAAAAGCTAATATATTAAAAACTGTACATGAATTAACTCCAAAACAAAGAAAGTTTGTGGATACACTTGTTGCTAATTGGGGTTCTATATCCAAATCTAAAGCAGCGGAAGAAGCTGGTTATAAATCAAAAACTAAAAACGGTTTATCTGAAATGGCTTCAAGATTAACAAATCCAAATTTAAATCCTCACGTAGTTAGATATCTTGAAAAGAAATTGGCACAAGAAGAAGCAAAGTATGGAAACAAACTTCGTTCTTTTAAAAGATTAGAAAAGTTTGGCGACTTAGCCGTAGATAAAAATCAATTTGCAGCAGCAATCAATTCTGAATTCAGACTAGGACAACTAGCAGGAATGTATGTAGATAGAAAAGAAGTAACCCATAATATGTTGGAGGGTATGTCTCGTGAACAACTTGAAAAAAGGTTATCCGAATTGGAACAAAAGATCGGTGATGCCAAAAATATCATTGACGTCACGCCAGAAGAAATTATGGAAGAGTAAAGAACCTTCTGATTTTTTTCTGTTGTTTAATGAAATACATAATTCTCATTTAATGAGTACTAACGTAGGAAGGGTAAGTGTAAAGGTAGATGGCAAAAAGAAAAATAACAATAAATAAAAAATCAAAAGATTGGAAATCTCGTTTCCCTCTCGTTGAAATAACGTGGGTAGACATTTGTAGTGATTCCTCTTGGAGATCCCTGAAAGAGCTGTCTGATTCTGAGCTGCCAAAATGTGTTACGAAAGGTCATCTGTTTAGTCAATCCAAAGGTGTTACAAGAGTGTTTGGAGATTATAGTTTAAATGCAAAAGGTGACATAGACGAGATAGGAAACAGTACAATTATACCTAATTCTGTCATTGAAGAAATTAAAAAAATATGAAAAAACATACTAGACAAATTATCTTTTCTGTTTGGGTAATCATTATTTTATTCGTTGCCTTGACCTATTTAAAATGGCTCTAAGAAAACGCGAATCTAAGCTGTTTGATCGTATCAAGAAGAATATTAAAAACGTACATTTTACAAGGATAGAAAGCTCAACTATCAACGGAATACCTGACGTACATGGCACTGGTTCTGGTCATTCTTTTTGGCTTGAATTGAAATCTAATACAGGCAAGTTTCCGAAGCTTGATAAATTTCAAATCGCTTGGTGTTACGAAGAATACCGACATGGCGGTAGAGTTTTTATTCTGTATCAGGCCCTCTCGCAGGGAGCCCTAGAACTTTACAGCGTGCAAGGTATCCCTACGGATAGTAAAAACCTCGTTCTCGTACACTCGCTACCCGACCCTGTTCCCGTTTCCCGTTGGGATGAGCTCAGGTCCTTCCTGATCCATCACTAGCATCCTCCCAGATGGTGAGCTGCAGCGTGGTCGGTATCCCGTTTCTCGTTCTCGTTTGCCATTCCCGTTTCTCGTTTATTAACGGACACCGCAGGAGCGTCCTTCGCAGCTCAGGATGCGGATGGAAAGAGTAGCTCAGATCCCGTTTCCCGTTTGACAAAGAACAACAGATTGGTTAGGTTTTGGTAAGGAGCAGCAGGACCAGCTCCAGAGGAAATTCAAATCCCGTTTCTCGTTCTTACACGGCTTGGCGTGTAATAACTAATAAGCAGCAGGAGCGTCCTTCGCTGCGAAGCTCAGTCCCGTTTTTCGTTGGTCGGTGGCGAAAGGCAAATGGTTAGGGAACACAGGACGCCATCCTTCTGGCAGCTCAGGAAAAAAAATAAAAATTAGCTCTTGACATTGAGGATTACATATCTTATGTAGATGGGATAACTTTAACAAAGGAGAAAACAATGACAAAACCACAACAGTTCGTCTACTTCAAAGATTTACAGAAGGGGGACGTTATCAAAACGAATCACTTACATCCGCTGCATCATGTGACTGCGAAGGTGATGGAATCACCGCGCCAGGGTAAAGGAGTCAAGAAGACACTTCTGTGTGAAGTCCACGGTACTCAGCTGGGATTGTTTGATGAAGTAGGATCTATCTACAGCAAACAGGCGCTGCTGCGTTTGAATGCCGACAACACAACTTGGAGCAGGATTCTTCATGACTAAGATGGATGCACCAGAAGCGGGGCAGGAATATCTCTTGGTTGGGGGATCCAAAGATAAATGCATTGCCAACGGCAACAGCTGGTCTGAGAGTAAGGTGAAGAAACGTTACCTCGTTCTCGTATCAGATCTCGTTGCTCGTAGGGTCTACGTTGAGGCCTCGTCGGAGAAGGAAGCTCTGGAGGCTGCCAACTACGGAGAGTGGGAGATCCCTGCAGATGTAGAAAGCGAAGAGGTGGTAGATCGTCAGGCAGAAGAGGTTCTCGATGTGGAAGAATAATGTAATCAAACAACAGGAGCGGGAAGCTGATGAATGTGGTTTCTAATTCTCGTTCTGTTAATGATCAGCGTCTCGTTGACAACCGATGCCGATTGGGTAACCTTCGGCGTCGGACTGCTGGCTCTGGCGATGGCAGATGGATTAGTGAACTTATTTTAAATACAACTAAAAAGTTAGTTGACAAGTTCTCTTATTATGATAAGACAGGAGAAAATAAAACTTTAACAAAGGAGTTACAATGGGGTTAGATATGTACATGTACAGCACTGACAAACGTATAGAAAGTTTGGAAGTGGAAAACAGAGAAAAGAAAGAGGGAGAAGAAGAGCAAGAAAGGGAGTTAGGGTATTGGCGAAAGCACAATCGTTTGCATGGTTGGTTTGAGGAGAAGTGGTGTAATCGTCATAGTGATGTTGACACCGATTTCAACTGTGTTCGGTATTACCTTTCTCGTGATGAGTTGCTGAATTTGGAAAAAGATATTAAGGAAGAAAAGTTGCCCGCCACGCAAGGTTTCTTCTTTGGCAATGATAGTTACTCGTATGATGAACATGAGGAGCAGAAAAAATATGACTTGGACATCATTGATAAAGCAAAAAAAGAACTTGAAGCTGGTCGCTTTGTGTACTATTCAAGTTGGTGGTAATTAAGTTTCTCGGTGGCGAGTAGCACTCTCGCCACCGTTCCTCGTTTGTTTGATGTGTGCTAGTTTTGTTTATCCTCGCTAGCACGCACCAACCAAGCTCGTACGGAAAAAGATAACATCGCTTCGGTTGGAAGCACGGTACGGTCAGCACCAAGGGGAGTTTCCCAAAGCTGACCACAATATGAGTGGTCTTTTGTCAGAGTAGCTCCTGTTTTAGACCACTCGCCCTAATCTCGTTCTTTCTCGTTATCAAACATTTCTTAAAATCTTGAGGGTACTAGGATACCTCGCAACCTCGTTTCGTCAATTCTCGGGCATCTGTGGAAGACTTTTTTAAGCAGGCAGCACCCAAAATGGCAGGATTGCAGAAAATCTAAAAAATAAAAATGTAAAAATTTTATCCACAAACCAAGTAAAAAATAATTAAAATTTATTTTTTATAACTATTGTAATTTGTAAAAAAATACTTATCTTATCTAAGATAAGATAAAATAATTTATCTTATTTAACTTAACAAAGAGGAAACAATGACAACAGTAAAACAAAAAAATCTGCCAACATTAAGTCAAGCAGATAAACGTGTGCTTAATTCATACGTTGCTCAATCTTACTTATACAAAAAGTATAGTAAGTTAAGAACTGATACTAAAGAAATTGTGTCAGGAATTTTTGATAGAGCAAAAATCAATATCATAATTCTTGATAACAAATCTTTTGTTCAAAAAATAAATCGTAATCAAAGGCGATTCGATTCCACTTCTTTTATTGAGTATGTAAATAAAAGTGGCGACAGTGAATTAATCGACATGGTTAATAAATTCTATAAGTCAGTGGACACAGTAGAGTTTAAACCATTTAATGCTGATTATGATGTTGCAATGAAAAAAGATTTAGGGGGTTTTGATGTCAAATAAAAACTTACCTTCTTTATTCAGTGCTATGTTAAGTGAAAAAGTTGATAGTAAAAATATCGACTTAGATAGAGTACATAGTTTAATGCAGAATGAAAAATTCAAATCATTAAATTATGAAATACTTTATAAATTCCTTGAGAGTGCTGTTGAGGAATTTATACTCACCAACAATGGCAACCCACTTGCTGATGACTTTAGAAATAGAGTTGTTAATAAAATGGGTGATGTGTTGAACTTGTTACTAACTGGCAAAGTTGCTGATGAGCAAGATAAACATTAAATACACTGATGATATACCCCCAATTGTTTCGGGGGTATATCTACTCATTAACTCTAAGTATAATAGAGTGGACTATGTTGGGTGCTCTCGGAATGTGTACCAATGTGTTATGGGTAGTTATCACTTAAACCCAAAGATACATAAGCTAAGAGTATTACAATGCTCATGGAATAACTTGCGGTACTATCAGAAAAGAATAGCCAATATGTTTAGACCTAGATTAAACTCTATTAGATAAATCTATACCGATAGAGGTACCATCGCCGATCTGGAATTAGGATCGGCGATCGGCTATCCCCACCCCCCTTTTGCTTGATTTATGGTACCAGCGACGAAGACTTTACAGTCGATTACATACATGTATAGTATGCAAAATAGATATGTCGCACGAATTACTTACAACTGAACAGTTGCGCGATAGAGTAGAAAAAGTATACATCGAACACATTAAACTGTGCCAAGATAATTTTTTGTATTTTGTTCAAACTGTTTGGCCAGATTTTATTTGTAGAAAAGAAAAGGACCCAAAGAAATGGGGCCACCATCAACATATTGCCGACGAACTTACTAAAATTTCAAAAGGTTTGAATAAGAGGCTCATTGTGAATATGCCACCACGTCATACAAAATCAGAGTTTGCATCTTATCTATTCCCAGCTTGGTTTATAGGGAAGTTTCCTAAGAAAAAAATTATGCAGGTATCTCACAACGCAGAACTTGCAGGAAGGTTCGGAAGTAAGGTTCGTAACTTAATTGATAGTCCAGAGTATAAACAGATCTTCGGAGATGTTAAACTACGAGAAGATAGTAAGGCAAAAGGCCGATGGGAGACCAATCATGGTGGGGAATATTTTGCAGCGGGTGTAGGCGGTTCTATCACAGGACGAGGGGCGGACTTACTTATTATCGACGATCCACATAC